ATCTAACTTGCTTATTACTATAGACTGCTCCCCAAGCCCTTCCATAATCTTATCAAACTGCCTTTCTCCTCTAATCAGACTATCTTTCACTCCATTAACATACGTCTCAAATTCAGTACAATCCAGCTTCTTATCAGTATCTCTGTTAATCTTTGCAATCAAAGTTGTCGTAACCGCTATAATCCCGGCCGCAAACACAGCCAATATTCCGCCCTCAATCCACAATGACATAGCTATCTCCTATTGACTTACAATTTTCAGGGTAGGCTCTGCTCGATATATACCAGGGGCTATCTCCTTCAAGTTTGCCTCAAGTGTCAAATTGCAGTTCTCTTCTTTCACAACCTCTTTTATTCTCTGTATGCACCTGGCTTCTCTCATTGCTTTGTCTTCGGCTATAACCCTTTTAATTCCCTCTAAATCTACCTTAGCCTCATCTGGCATGTCTGGCGCTTTTAACTCTTCTTTCTCTTTCATTATCTCTCCTTTCAGTTGGGTATTCTCAAAACCTTAAACCCTGACCCGCCACTATCAGCAGCACCAACCGAAACCCTCTCCAAAGCCGCATTATCAACATCATATACCGATAGCCTTGTATTAGCTGCGGTGGCATCTGCATCTACTCTCAAGCTCTCCGTAGCAGCGATGTCTATTTCAAGCTTATCACCTGTATCATCGAAAGTAAGCAAGGCCCCCGCTGCCTGCCCTATAGTTCCCCCATCAGCTATTACAATTCCCCCAAAGGTGGGAGTTGATGCCGCTTTCACTGCTTGATCAAACCAGTCATCAAGAGTTGGATTACCACTCAAGGTAACAGTTCTAGCTGCATCTCCCGTGACAAAACTTAGTATTCTGTCTGCAGTCAAATCCGATCCAGCCTTTATCACCAAATCATGGCTAGCATTAGTATCCAGGATATGTAAGCCCTCATTCGTTAGAGTAATGCCGTTCGGAGTCGTGCCACCTATCTCCCCAGGGGCAGCCATCCTTGCAGTTAATCCTGCCGGAGTTACTATCCTAACAGTGTCAGTGCCCGTCACACACTCAGCAGTCGTGGCCAGCTCCGCCACCCCCCTGACCGTCTCAGACGCATCATCCAAATGAACCAAACCAGTAAGAAATATAGAAGTGGCTGATAAGACAATCCCTACCATCTGAGCATTAGTTGTGGGCTTTGTGTCAGTAAGAGCACCCGGGGTAGAAGGATCAAGATAGACTTTTGCTCCGACAGTTCCCCAAGCCCAGCCGGTATTGGTGATAGGACCTATCCTTTGAGCTAAAAACGTTCCATCTAAAACAGCGGTTTCTATAGCCAGTCCAGCGCACGGTTGTTGGGTGCCATCTGCTTGAGCCTTATCGTACTTGCCGTCAGACTCCAGGTAGATGGCATCATATAGGGCAATAGTTTCTCCTGCTGTACACTCAATACGAGTATGGAGATGGTCATCCATTTTCTCTACATTAGCAGTAACGATTCCAGATTTGTCAGCTGTACTATAGGCCATGTCTTCAAATGCATACTTATCGGTGAATGCCATTGTTGCCCCCTATGCTTTTGTAACTACTAAGGTTGTCTGAGCCGACTCATACGTTCTCCCCGTCTCCGATATGTAATTAAGCAACTTAAACTCAATAGAGCTGGCAGGAGTTCCGTTGTCTGCCACATTCATTGCATTGGTATATGTCCAGGTTACTGCATCAATAGCGGTAGTCGTTCTGACTAAAACGGAGGAGACCCAGACTTCAACCTCGAAATAGCCTTCCCATGTAGGAGGAGCGGTAGCTTCAAAGTCGGCCCAGTCGGCGCCTCTTATTCTAGACCTCCAAGATAAAACAATATCGTTTCCGCTGGTATACTTAGGTCTGATTCCTCCCCCATCCGACTGGAGATTAATTGGACGATAAGGAGTATGTGCTCTTCCCGTTATGCTTTCCATCACTCCCGATGCAGTAGACAGCCTACCACTGAATCTGTGGTTGTAGGGAACCATCTTAAAGTATCTGTCCTCTTCTGCCTGCAAGGTTGAGTGGTCGAATATTCCAAACAAGCCGCTACTGAGAAACCAAAACCTCTCTCCTGCAGCGTGGCTCACGATCTCAGTATCAAATCTTCCCCTCAAAATATTCTCAAACTGAAATGTCGTTCCTGATACAGGAGTTATGGTTTGAAATGATATAATCTCTCCGTTCAGGACTGCCAAGTTCACTCCCTCAAACAGGTCTATTCTAGTTATAGTCTCCATGATATCTGTATTACTCTCATCCGAAAACTCAATTTGAAAACTACCTTCGTCATCCATGGCGTTAGTAATGCCATAAGTGGCTACCAATGTGCCGAATGGAGTATAGACCGTGCATAGGTTTATTTTGGCAAAGGCTATATTGTCAGGGCTGATATAAACGACATAGCCCAATTCATTCCCTTTTTTCCTACAAGCAACTGTGACTACCCGCAACTCATCCCCTGCCAAAACATAAGGAGCTTCGAACACGTCTAAATCTGACAAATCGTCTATGCTGGTGTCTAAGCCGGTCCCTTCTCCTTCTGCAGCAGTCCAGCTTATTTCAGATCCTATATAATCAACATCTTCTATAGCATGGATCGTAATGTCCTCAGATTCAGCTCCGGCTTCGGTGAGGTTAACTACTCTGCAAACCATTCCTGATATAGAATATGCCGTGTAGGTGAGAATAAACAGATCACCAGGATCGTAACGAAATACATCTCTATTGGCTGGAAACGATACTTGCGCCAATGGGTACGCACCTGCTTTTAAAAACCTATCCGCTGCCCAAGATGCATCAGCAGTAGTAGTAAAGAGACCTGCCTTAATCGTTCTATGAGATATCCGATTTACAAGCTCCTGATTGGCAGGATCAGCGATCATCAATTCCGCAGGGACAAAATCCATGGCCTCAGTGATGCCAGGAAACCACTCTTGCAACTTCTTTGTGTCTTCTACTCCTTGGTGAAGTTCCGAACCATAAATACGGCTATTATACTCAGCTATACTCTCGATACTATCTGTACTAACCGTATCTATTATCTCAGTCCAAGCATCTACATCATTCCACTTAAGAAGACCGCCATTAATAGAACTTCCATAAAGACTACTATTAAATACAATAAGGGACAAGATTGCACCATGAGCAACTAGAGCCGGAGCCGCCAAAGTCCAAGCGCTAACCCCATCCCATTCCAAAAGCATTCCTACTCCTGTCCCTCCGTATAGCTTCCCACCATATACGCAAAGGTTCTGAATGTTCGATGAACCAGCATATGCCCCGGCAGCCTGAGTGAGAGAAGTGGCCTCATCCCATACTAGTAGAATACCATCGCCCGATCCACCCGCCCCCTCAGTAGATACATAAACACTCCCATTGAAAACGGCTATGCCGAATACCCTCCTATTAGTAGAAGTTGCTACCGTAGTGATACTAACCCCGTTATACTTGCTTAGATATCCATCATAAGCAGGAGGAGAGGGGTTGCAATGAGCGAGGAAAAGGTCAGTCGCCCTGACCGCCATTTCTTGTATTCCAGTTGCTACTCCCACATACGTCCAGGCATTAACCCCGTTCCATTTGTGTAATCCAGCCGCCGATGTGCCCGCATAAAGTTCTAGGTTGTACTCCTGCAGACATTCCCCAAGGAAAGAGTATGCTACATTAATATATGGAGCCACTTCAATCCAGGCATCCGAATCGTTCCATTCATACAGCTTGGCCCCTTTAGCGGTTAAGCCATAAAGCTTACCATTGAATGCCGCCAGAGCTGAAACCTGCAAATCATTAGGAGTTCTAGCAGTCCACTCAGTATCTGCTCCTGTAATCTCGCCCGTTCTCCTCACATACTGAATCTTAATCTCGTTAATCGTATCCAGCCAGCTACTTCTGGAAAGCTGCAGGTCATCTAGCATTTCGTCTTCCGTTATTATTGGGAGATCAACTAAATTTTCGTCATCCCTTAACAGCTTTGCATGGAAAGTGCCGTCATTACCGTATCGAATTAAACCCCCAATATGACTGAGTATCGACTCAATATATGTTTCTGCAGATTGCTGACGATTAAAGAGGACACCAATGCCGATACCATCAGAAAGAAGAGTAGACGCAACGGAAGCGAAAGCCGTTGAGTTAAGGTAAGACTCCGGCAACCCGATCATATCTGAGAATACATGCCACAGGGCATGGGCTGCATTGTAGTCATAGGTACCTATGGTCTTGTCCCCACTAAAGCTATAGGTAGGGGTTTTCCGGAAAACTATCTTAACAGTAGGGCATCGGTTAAAGCTCCCTATATAAACGTCATCAAAATATAGATAGCATAAACCCCTGTAAGCAGGGTTGGATTTGCTATCTAGCGCCAACTCTGCAGTCATATCTGCGTTGGCTACTTGGTCTTCAGTCCCGAAATACACAGTTGCAGACCCAATGGTCGTC